CCTCTTCCTGATTGGAGATGATGACAGTACCAGCAACACGGGACCATCTGTACTCCAACTTGATGAACTCTTGAGTTTGCTGAACAGGCAGCGCATCGTAGTAGCTATAGCTGCCTACAGTCGGATTGCGACCAGTCAGCAGTGGATTGGTGATGTTATACCCACTGGGTTCGTTCTCGATGCGATCACGTGCAAAGCACCATGCCATCAATGCGTTCGACTGCATGGCTGCAACGATCAACTTCTTCCTGCTACGCTCAATCGTCGTAGCGAGGACGTTCTGGAGCACGGGCATGTGAATGTGGCCTTTCTAGCTAGCGCACTAGCTACTTGTTGTTGATCTCCGTGTAGACAGCGCGAGCAATCGCACCCCACGGTGCATTACTCTTGAAGTCTCCACGTGCGGTGCCACGTTCAAGCGTCTCCATCTGTCCGTTACCGCGTGCGCCTGCTGGTGTCGTGCGTCGTTGTGGTTGCTGCCTACCACCTCCACCTCTAGCTTGCTGCATAGCAGCTAGCACTTGAGGCCGCAGAGGCTGTGAGAAGTCCATACCACGTCTTTCTGCCCAACTACGCAGCTCAAAGTACGCACGTTCTGGCGACAACTGCTGAGCATCAACCAATTGGCTGATCTCGACACCATGAACGTTGGCATGTTCGTGATTGAACAAGAAGTCGTCAAGTTGCTCAGCAGCTCGCTGGTTGATGCGTTCACTGCGTGCAGCTTGCTCTTCTCTCCGCTGCAGCGGGCCTAGTCTTTTATCAAGCTCATTCTTTATCAGATTGGCGTTGATATTCGGCACTGCATCGTTACCAAATATCTGATCCATTGTCACGCCACTTGCGAGAACTCGCGAGACAATGTCACGTACTGTGTTGATTGGGTCTTGTTCAGCACGAGCACGTAGCTCAAGTGCCTCTTGCACAAGCTGAGGTGTGAGATTTGATCTCCTGACCATCTCTCCTAGCTGATTGAACTGCGTCATCGCTTGCAGCAAGCGTCGGTTCTCGCGATTTGCTACATTAGCCGCATACTGCGCACGATTGAGGTTGTAAGCTAGCTGTTTCTCACGACGCGTGCCTGCTACAATGTTGCCGGCCTTGTCAAGCAGCTCTCCTCTTGGTCCTCGACGTGGTTTGTCATCGAACAACTGCCCTCTGTCCCTATATCTGGGATCATTTGGGTCGGAGATGTCGCGTTCTGCTTCTTGCTGACCTGCAGATTGCTCACCCTCTGCAGATGAGCCATCATCTGACTGTTGTTCGTGGCTTTCCTGCTGTTGTTCATCGCCTTGCTGCTCACTTCCTGCATCAGCAGGCGCATCTTGGATACCAAACGACTGTCCGACTGCGCTTTCTAGCTCGTTCTCTGCGGCCATGTGGGCCTCCTCTACTAAGCAGCGGCTGAATGCTGCATCTGTGCGATCATCTCAGTAGCAATGTCAGCTACACTCTTACCACGCGCGAGTTGTACACCTAGATGTTGCTTGATCGGTGGAGGAAGCCTGTCAATGATGCCCGAAACCTGCTGAACAAGTTGCTGTATCTCGTCAACAGTGAAACCTTTGGCAGCGTCTGCGACTTTTTCAAGCGGGTTTCCACCTCCGCCAGCTTGAGGGTTGCCTTGAGCACCTGCTGCTGCGCGCGGACCTGCCGCAGCACCTGCTCGCTGAGGAGGTCCTCCGCTCGGAGGTGGTGCTTGTCCTTGTTGAGGTGCATTTGCTGCTTGCTCCGCTTGAATAGACTGCATCACGCCTTTGTAGATCATCTCCCAATCTTCTTGACTTATCAACACATTGTCGAATGCCTGTGCCATCACCTTCAATGCGACGACGATAGCCATTGGTGTTGCTTTAGTGAACTGTCCAATGACCTGTGCAATCTGCATCGCCTGCTCTTTCTTGGCACGCGACGTTGGTTTGAGTGTCGAACCACCTACAACACGTGGCACAATGGTGGTGCGTATCTCGTCAGAGGTCATCTTCTTCCAATCCTTGGCGAACTTGTCACCTAGGATGATCTGCACTTCTTGCTGTTCCATGTTTTGCAGGCACAGTTGTGCAGTGAGCCACAGGACTAGACCTACGCTCTCTTCAATAGCATCCATCTTCTCATCAGCACGAGTTTGCACCTGAGACTCGTAGGACTCGATGGCACGATTTGTGGTGTTGGTCTTGTACTCAACACCTCGCTGCACTGCAGCCACTCCAGACAAGCGATCTATGGCCTCGATGACAGGTTTCTTGTCAAAGAACTTCATCACTTCTGCACTCGGAGGCAGAAGCGGAGCGATCACGTCACCAATCTTCTTGCCCTCAGGCAGATCGATGCCGATTGCATTCGTACTTGTCGTGCCTGTTATCAGCTCTTCAATGAGCGATGAGTCCTTGAATGCATTCTTGTCGAAGACAACCTTACCAGTGGCGAACTTGCGTATCTTTGCCCACTCATTATTAATGACGTTGATGTCATCTTGCTGATCGAGGTAGTAGGTCACTTCACCTTTAGCGTACATCGTCATAGGATCAGTGTGGAAGTCCATAGGGACGAATGGATAAAACTGGTCAAGGTGATAAGGATCGTCCCACACCCAGAGTGGATAGCACCAGTCATTTGCATTATATAACTCAACACGACGAGTGACTCTGTCCCACACATAGACGCACTTCGTCATTTGTGCTGAGAGGAAGGCTCGCTGGTCTGTGTATCCGTACTTCGTGTGTTCGGCGGTAGAGTAAGAAAAGAGTTGGAAATTGTCAGTCTGGCCTCTTTCTCCCTGATCAGGAGAGATGCCAGCCTTAATGACGTGCGTAGGAGCAAATACAGATTCCCACTCATCGCTATCAGGTTTCTTCCTGCCGTAGCGGGCGCGGATGTAGGCTGTCGAAATGAGATCTTCACACAGTACCCAGTTGCAGTCTCCACTGAGATCCAAGTCGGTAGCTGCTGTGTCGATAATGATTTGATTAGGTCTTCTGACTTTGACCCACGGTCCTGATGGGGTGAGGACATCTATTGTCAACTCCAGTGCTAGCAGCTTGCCTTCACATTCTTTGATGTCTTTCTGTGACTTAGCCTTCTCTAGTTCAATCGATAGCTTCTCCACCTCTGCCATTGCAGCTTCACTCGACTGCTCTCTGAGGGTGTAACCAACCTCGAACCAGCCGATGTTTGTGAGCACTGTGCTGACGATGTTGCGCTTGACTTTGCGTTTGAGGTTGAGACCTGGAGCAGTCTTCTTCGATGCAAGAGTATTGACAAGTTTCTCCAGCACTCGGGCAAGTGGCTTGTCAGCTTCATCCTCGACGGTGAACTCAGCGTCAGGGTTCTTCGTGAAAAGCATCGGCACCATGCTGGAGACATTCGCGAAGACGATGTTCTCAGTCGATTGTAAGGGTCCATGCAGTGGAGTGCCTTCTGGGTGTTGGTCCTCACTTCCACTGCGTGTGTCACTGCGGGTGTGGTCATGGCGGTAATACCTGTATGCTTCGTCCCATGCATCGACGTTCTTCTGCATTGCGCTCAGCCCTTGCTGGTAACGAGATTGCCAGAGAGGGCCTCTGAACTTTGAGACAGGTATCTTGCTCTCACCTATCACTCTATAGATGGGCGCATTCTGGTCTATGCCATCAGTCGGCTGCATAATGCCATCATATGATGTGAACTGCGCTTGGTCAGTCACATCTGTAGCATCCTGAGGACGCGGCATCGTCTGTGGGTCGTTGTAGTCTTGACTAGCCATAGCGATGCTTCCTTGGATCGTCCTTGTATGCTGCGTCTTTCTCCTGCCACAGCATGTAGGATGGGATGCGTTCTTCAGCCGGTGTTATATATCTGCCAATCTCTGGCATGTGCGACATCAAGTAGCGCGTCATGTCCATTGCGTGGTCATTGCGATCAACTGGTTTGTCAATGCGTTCGCCTGCAGTAGATTGCTGCCAGAAGTAGCCACCGCATTCGTCTGTCCACCACGTGAGTGCGGCATTGATGAACATTCTCGGTGATCCCGGCACTCGGGTAATTGGGTGTTGCAGACGAGATGAAACATTGAGATAAGCGCCGACCTTGATGATGCCATTGTTGATGTCATTGTTACCACGTCGCATGTGGATGTTATCTTCTTTGAACATGTCTGCAACTGTTTTACCAACAGTGCGCTTGCCTACTGTCTTCCTACCGAAGATCGACGGGTCGGCGTATATCTTGTGTAGCTCATCAAGCTCACACTGCCACTGTTTGCGTATAGCGATTATACGCCCAACTTGATCATCAATCGTCATCTCTTTCTGATAGAAGCCGTCGCAGATGATGACGTGATTGTCTGGTGTGACAAACGCTAGTGCGTAGCACGACGGGACAGCTTGACCGTAGTCGTAGCCTTCAATCCACGTGGGTTTGTAATTGTCTCTATAGTAGCCGTCAAGGAGCGCTTCGATATCGCCCTGCTGTAGCGTGTGCCCGACAAGATTGAATTGGGGATATACAAGCCCTTCGTAACTCGCCCACACACCAAGCAGAAAGCGGTCACGTTGTTGACCTGTGTACATCGTCTCAAGGGTTTGGATGAAGTCACCACCATCAACTTCATGCACGTGTCGCAGTTCATATGTCGATCCTTCTACAACTTCGAGCATGAGCTGAGGCTTGTCGTCGTGAAGTACTGGTAGACGGTCGATGTCACGTACACAGAGGAGGTCGTCAGTGATTGCGTGCGTCGCTTTGTATAGATGCAACGGTCTTACTAACTTTGTATAGACCCAGTTGCTAGTTGGATTGCACGTGAGCATCATCGTGCGTGGGCCAGTGATAGGCATGTTGGGGTCATCGCCTATGTAGCGCGTGCGACCACGCAAGCGGCCGAACAAATCGAGGAAGTCCTTATATGTGATCTCAGGGTCTTCGACTTGATCTACAACGATCCAATCAAATGTAGCAGACAGCAAGTTGGAGGAGCTGCTCTCTGCTTTCACACCCTGCTGTGCGATGTATCTGAAATAGATAGAAGTGCCATTCTTCAAGTAACAGATGTTGTCGCCGTTCTGTCCTGTAGAGAAGGCTCTGATCCAGTTCTTAGGACACCATTTGAGGAACTCTTTTCTTATAGTGTCATTGAGCTTTGGATACGTAGAACGAGCGATGAGACCAGTAGAGCCAGGATACCACTCACACAGGTGTAGTGCTTTGATGACTGCTGCTGATGTCTTACCATTACCAAAGCCACCTCCGTATAGCTGCACCTTCGCATACGAACGCATGAACAAGTCCTGAAGTGATCCTTCCTTAAGGATAAACTCAGGACGTTCATCACCTTGCGCTATGCGTCGTGCTACCACTGGTGAAGTGCCCACCTGTTAGCGCCGAGATTGACGTATATGTTGCCTGTTGCAGTGTCAGTGCGTAGCTCACCCGGATAGCCTACAGTAGATGGAACACCTGTGCCATATGTAGTAGGCAAGCAGTAAGAAGGATCGACAATGCCAACTGCTCCATTAGCGAGGATGCCTTGTCCGTCTTTATTCGGGACGATAGCCATTGTTAATCTCCTTCACGTTGATCGTTGGCATGTCCTTGGGACGTGCTACGTCTTTGATGTGTCGAATAGTCAAGCCACCCTCAAGTGAGTGCTTGTGCTCCATGATCTGCTTAGGAGCAAATCCACCACGGTCGAGCATGTTCATGAGGATGCGAGCGCGAGTGGCAGGCTTGACATCTTCATCAGTCAGCATCACTTCAAGAGCATCGAGTGCATCACCTGCTGCATTGTCAATGCGCTGTTGTACATCAGCATGTGCAAGCTGTGCGAGATTGCTCTTCAACAGCTCATCAAGCTGCGAGAACAACTGCATCTGCTTCATCATCTCGATCTGGCTGATACGCAGTCCAGTGGCCTCAGCCATCTCTGCGTCTGTCACGCCTAGTGTGAAGTACAGCCACACTACGCCTACTGTAGTAACCGCTCGATGATCAGCAGGAAGATCAACCAAGCCCCGACGCACAGTGCTATTACTGCTAGGGTGACTACGCGGAGGTTTGGTGGTTGCTTTCTTCTCTTTGGCTTGTTGCGCGATGACAGCATCTGGTGACGTGCTGGGGACCATCGCCTGCCCTGTGGCAGTGTCGATAATTAGTCCATTTGCAAGTGGTAAATGTGTAGGTGTGTCACTGCTCATCTGCGTCCTGTAGGAGCACCACGTTTTGACTGCGCCTCTTGCTTGCTCTTTGCGCCCTTCACTAGATTAGAGATCATCTCCTCAGAGCGTTGGCTTCTCTGCGCTACAGGAGGCGGAGGTCGCTGCGCTTGAGGTGGCATCTGCGGCGCTTGTGGTCCTGCAGGAGGCATACCTTGCGGTGGTCCTTGCTGCATTGCATTCTGTGCCATCATCTGAGAGACGATGTCATCCATTACTGCTTGCTGCTTTGGGCCGCCTCTAGTTGCACTCTTACCAGCTCCTCGCGGCATTGCTCTGCTAGCCATTGTTCTTGCTCCAGCTTGGTCATCGCCTGATACACTTGGATCGCGACCATTCGCAATGAGTTGTTCGATCGCGGCGTCCTGATCAGATACTGCAGAAGCTGCGCCGGATGCATCGACGTCAGTAGTATCGTCAGCTCCTTGACTGTCAATGTCACCAGGAGGTTCAACTGTGTCTGGAGTTTCGGATGCTTCGTCGTCTGGCTGCTGTGCGGGTGCTTCAACTTCTGGCGCGGCTGCTGTGTTGACGCTCGGATCAGTTTGTGTGTCACTGTCTTCTTCGCCATCAGGTGTTGCTTGCGGCTGTTGAGGTTGTCCTTCATCGTCTACAGGTACATCCGCAGTGTCAGGAGCTTGCACTTGCTGTCGAGGAGCCGCCTGTGGTACTACCCCTCTCGGTTGGGGGTTAGCTTGAGGGGCAGCACTCACAGGGGCACGAGCAGGCGCAACTACAGCAGGGGTTGCCTTGGGAGCGGCAGCACTCGTCCTCGTGGGAGGTTGAGGTGGCGCTGCTGCAGAATGCTGCTTCGCGCTTGCTTGAGCTACAATCTGATCTACGGCTGCTGGTGAGAGACCGATAGCTTGCATGCCCATGTTGAGCATGGTGGGCGAGTCTTTATACTTCTCATACATCGCATGCATTGCACCAGTCGAGCTGATGCCAAAACCACGCAATGCTTCCTGTATATTAGCAGGAAGCATTTCAAACTTCAGGTCTTGTAGGCTAGCTACCACTAGAGCGTACCGACCTTGCTACCACCACCGTTTCCTGACTTATCGACGGGATAGCCACTGCACTCCTGACCTGCAACAGACATAGCAGGCATGAAGCGAGGATTGAGTTGATTGTCAACGAGAGCAAGCTGTGTTGCAGTCACGTTGCCACTCAAAAAGGTGTAGGTAGAGATCGGACGCAAGCCACCTTGGTTCATACCATCAGCCTGCACTGCTGCTACTTGAGTGTAGCCGCCGTTAGCAATAGGCAGACCAATAGCTGCAGCAGTCGTCATCGCATCAGCAGCACGTGCGAATGCGAGATTACCTTGTGGTGACATGAGACGAGCTACACCACGTGAAGCAGCACCAGCTTCATTGATAGGTGCATAAGGCTGACCGTGGACACCATCGAACAAGCCACTGTACGAGGGCATGATGATCTCCTTTTGTTCAATGGTTACATCTGCAACTATCTTCGTCGGCTAGCAGTATACTCATTATACGTCAAGTTGAGATATTACACATCCGGCGCGAAAGCGCCGGCCTGCGTATGCCTCCGGTTGTTCTACTACACAAGCTAGCATACACACATACATAGCTCTACACATGTTGACATCATATACACAGTAAGCTATAACTGGCGCTCCACTCTAGCATCCTCATGCCCTTCTACTACACCTCCTGTTACTCACATAGCAGGAGGTGTTTTTCTTTTCATTTCATTTCGTATGAGTACTTAAGCACTGTGCATCGTTGGCGTTTTGGTTTTTATCTTTTTCACATCTTATATGGGCTTGTGAGTGCGCTCTCTCCGCTGAGACCGGCCAAGCATTAGCACTCCACTTTGGGATTGACCCGGGGACTACCTCCCACCTACCTCACTACATCTCACTACGCTAGACACTAAGTAAGCAAAGCGGAATAGCCTTCGCTTACGCTCAGGCTATACCTTGCTGTGTTGTCCTTTGGACAACCGCTCGCAAGATGCTCGCGTCCGCCGCCGGTGCTGAGCACTGCTCGCGCCGTGCGAATGAGATGGTCGCGCGCCTGTTTCAGCTTCGGACTTGAAGCGGCCTGCCGGGTAAGCGAAGCGCCATGTTGCACCCATGACAACGCCAGCAATAGCAACGCATGCGCTGCACTACAGGTGCGACACAACGCTATGTGTATTGCTACTTAGAGCACTAGCTAGCATGCTATAAAGCACACTATGTGACGCATGGTCACTTGCACGCTATTTGAGAGGTAAAGAACAAAACATGAAAACGTCACCTGTGCGTTTCTAGAGTATGCCTGCTACCCTACTAGCTGACGCTCGTATGCCACTCCCATGCGCAGCGCTGTGCGATTGTGCGGTATGCATTCTAGTACGAATAGAGAACGAATAATATGCGGAGTGTGCAATCGGGTTGTCGCAACCACATCAGCACAACCATGCCTTAATCGCCTATAACACACAAATTACCACACCACATATAATCATTATACACATCACACCACACTGCACTGCACCTGAAAGCGGCAGTTGACAGTGTCTGTATATGTGATACACTCTTTCTTGCCAGTCGCATTGCGTCCGGCCTATGTGGCCCATGCCACGTAGTATCACACAACGGCACATAGTGCCAGAAAGCGTAGATGTTATGACTACCATTACCCTTGCTAAGTCCGCCGCTGATCTCGTGATCACGTCCGCTGATCAGCCGTCCG